TCATCTTCAAACTGTGGATTCATTGCCTCTGTAATCTTCTCAAAAATCTTGGCACCAAACTTGAACAATTTAACTTGTCCTTCGTTCTCTGGATGCTTTGGATCAGAAACAATATACACGTTAGCAATGTATGAGAGTTTACGCTTTTGTTTGCGTACAACTTCTTTGTTGGCTTCGACACCAGAGTTCCACAACTTGTTGTTGTGTTCACATACTGGACATTGTTGACCTTTAGTAGTCAAACAATTATCTATGAGCCACCCGCCTGGACCTTGAAATCCATGACCAAAGATTTTAGCCCAAGGAAGACCATCATCACCATCAACTGCAGCAGCAGGTAGAAAACGAATAACGGCAAGGCCATTGCCTGCTTTGTCTACTTCTGGTCGCCAGTAATTGTCTTTATCGGATTTACCACCTTCTGATGAGCTTGAGAGTTGCTCGATGGCTTTAGTGAGTTTGTCCAGATTGCCTGAACTCTTTTTTAGTTTTGAAAAATCTGTCATGATTTTTGCCTTTCTAGTATAAACGGAATATAACGGATTATTAACGGATTGTCCACATTATTCATAATATGGTTTATTTAGGCGCATTCTTTCAAACACTCCTTCAATATTGCGGTAAACTTTGATTTATCATACACAATGAAAGGTGTGTATTTCACAAATTTTCTTTTCATAGAAGGCCATACGATTGTGTCAGCAATCTTTTTGTCCCACATAGGAAAGAAATTCATAATATCATTCAAAATAACCAATGTTTCTACCGCAATAGTACTATACATTACTTCTTTCAACAACAATGGATATTGTCCATCTTCAACCATCAACATTTGATTTGGTGATTGTGCATCATTAAGTAGGTGTATTATATCTTGTTCAAAGCGATATGTCAAGCTCTGGTTTCTTTTTTGCCACTTCTTATAGGTTTCTTCACCATCTAGGTTATTAATGTCACCAATCCAGTTGACATCTTTTTCTAGGAGGTTTGACACATAGAAGTTCTTTAATTCTTCCAGTCGGTACTTACGGGATAATTTATAGAAAGAATATTTGTCCTTTCTGTTGGCAAAATTATCGGCAGTAACATTGGACTTTCCGTGGTAACGAATATAATCGTAAGAATCAGTAGTAAAATGAAGTTTAAGCGCATTGAACATGGCAAAGGCCGAGAAGCCAGAGCCTTCCTCAAAGTTGAAAATCATATGGGTAGTTTAGAACTCTTTTTCAATAAGTTGAGTTCTTGTGCTTCTTCACGCAGTTTTGCCTTTAAGGCAGATGAAACTAATGTAGATGCTACATCAATCTCCATACCTGTTTGTTCACAGTAACCAACAATAGCATCCATGATTGAAAGATTTTCTTCTTCAGCCAGTTCCGCTATCTTGGTACTAAATTCACTTATTTCATTTTTTGTCGGCATTTTAACTTCTTGTATAGAATAGATGGTTTCCAATTTTAGCAACATACTTCAGTTTCCATGCCGGATTTACCGAGGTGTTATGATAGTACATTGAATTTGTTTTGTGTATTATATCATGTAATACACCTTCTGTCAAGGCCTTTCTGGCAACAATCATGCACTCTTCCCATGCATATTTGTTTCTGACAGGACCAACACGTTCACCAACCCAACTGAATTGATACGTTTGATTTATTTTTTGATATACAACTTCACAGACTGATTTTGGAAATTGTTTTGAATTAGCACGGTTCATAGTTACCTGTGCTACCGCTAATTTACCTTCAAAAGATTCACTTGCGGCTTCATAATATAGATTCTTAGCCATGCATAGAATTTGTTGACCTAGTTCACCTGATACTTCTTGTACCTCTGATACTGGTTGTTGATGACCAACTACCGGTGTTAAAGCAAATAACGTAATTAGAATGAATTTCTTCATTAATTCTCCTTGTGTGTGTTAGGGGCCGAAGCCCCAACCCTCAAGTAGTTTTTCTACTGACCTTTACTTCAGGTGCAGTAATAATATTAGACACAAAACCATTCAAGGTTTGAGCCTTGTTGATAATGTCTGATTCTGAGGGGATTGTTGGCAATCCTGGATGTTCAGGTGGTGTCTCACCTTTATTCCTTGCCGTTTCACATTGCATATGCCAAGTCTCTTGTATTCGATTGGTTTCTGCGTGATATACATCATATAACATATCTCTAGCCATTTTTAAAAGTTCAAGACGGATTTCAAAGGGTGTCATGTTTGACATAGTTTTCTCCTGTGTTGTGATAAGTGTGTTAGTGGATTATTTGAATGGGTCCCACCGAACCCATATACTTATTTAGGCTATTAGAAACCTACTGTGTATGCTACAGCAACAACTTTCTGATTGCTGTCACCTTGAACACGGTCATACTTCACTGCAATAGCATCGTTCTTATTCAAAGCATAAGACACAGCATAACGCATTGTATGTGTTTGGTCGCCATTTGCACTTTGAAATGCACTACGGAAACGGTAACCAACTTTAGCAGTCAAACCCATACCGATTGGTGCAGTAATACCTGGTTCTATTGAGTAGTAGTTGAAGTCGGCTGTGTTGCTATATTTTTGACCAATAGCAGTACGAGCATACAATCCAACTGGACCTGATACTGTAGCGCCAGCTTCTAAGCGTGTGCTCAAAGCATTTGTGCCTTCAGTTTGTGCATTTGCGAAAGATACATCACCAGCAAAATTGCCGAAATCTTTCTTAACACCCAAAACATATTGTTGTTGTGCAGCTGCACCTGCGTTGTTGATACGTTGACCTTCAACAGTAACGGTATCACCAGCATATGCTGATACACTTAATGCAACCAAAGTTGCGATTGCTAATTTCTTCATTAAAACTCCTATTGTTATTGAAAATGATGATAGGTATTCTGTTACGAGGAACCTATCGAACCCTAGTCAGCGTTTAGGCTGCCAATGCGAACTGTGAGTCGTTTGCGTTTACTTTGATTTAGTTTTTACACCTACTCTGGTGAGTTGTCCACTTCTATACTTGTTACCCTGTCGAAACTATGCAGCCCCATCAATTATCAACTTTTATCCGAAAACAGATAATTGGTGGAGCTGGGGGGATTCGCACCCCCGTCCAGAATACTTTTCTAGTTGCTTCATACAACAATTCAATCACCCATTTTATTGTAGTACCATATTAACCATCCTATGGTCATCAGGCAAACTATTAATATGATGGGTTCGAAGTAATCCATTATACTATATTTATTTTAGATTGTCAACCTCTTTTTTAAGGAGGTTTGGCATATTTAATGCCAACATTTTAGTGTCTATTTCATTACCAAGTTTCAACACCTGTTCTTCATAATTAGAAATAGCCAATATATCTTGATTCATATTGATTAAGGCTTCTTTTGCACCTTCTAAACCCAATACCTGACGGTTTAATCGTTGGTCAAAATGTAATCTTTCGCCTTCTTCAAACTGTTCTCTTGTATATTTTGGTAAAGCTTTGAAATGTTTATATAAATTATTTAAGTCAACAACACAATCATTAATCAATTTAGAATTCCAAAACTTCATGGAATTAATTTTTTCTTTCTTAATTTCCAATCTACGTCTTTCAAATTTATCCAAATCAGTTTGAGATAACTTATAATATATTTCATCCAAATCAACTTGTATTTCCATTTCTTTAAATTTATTATCATTTAGAGCTTGTAACTTATCAATCATTCTTAAACCTATAGAACGATAAGCTCTTTCTGGTGTAATTTGACTTGCAATAACAAAAGCTTCTGTTTGAAATTTAGAGTTTTCAAATGGTATATCATAAAAAGCATTTTGTATTTCTTCAATAACTTGTGTTGTGTTATCTTTTGTAATAGTTAATTCACTCATTTTTTTCCTTAAGGCATGATATTATATGGTTGGCCACATCGGCCAGATTGAACATTAGCTAATGATGATACAAAAGATGAATATGTTTCTGTAGCATAATCTAAAGTATTCCAATTTGTTGTTAATCCGAGATAGTTTTTTACTGCTGAACAGATTGCTCCACCAGCACCCTGATTACCAACCGCCGTAGGTAGCGATGCAGATAAATTAACTGGTGTTTCAGTTGAAAACGGCATACCCGTTATAGTACTTTGTGGTGTGCTACTTTGTATTCCTGTCATACCACCATAAAAATATGATTTGATTGTTGAATTTCCTGTAGCAGAACCAAATCTAGTTGTGCCAGGTAAAGTCTTTCCTATTGATGATGCAGTATCATTTGCGAAAGTTAATCCCATAATAGAGTTAACAACATTATCTACTGGACTGAATAAATCACCTGTCCAATATCCATAGCCACCCGTATATCCTTTTGTTGAAGATTGTGAAGAACTATAATTGACAAATAAACATCCAGTAGTGGATCCTCCAGCAGAAAATGTTTCAGATGCAAATGTAAATTTTACTACGTTTGTTTTGTTTGTTGGTAAAGCTGGTACAGTATTTGAATTTTGTTGGTCAAAATAAGCATATCCCGTTGTAGATGAATTAGATGCCGTCCCAGTACCACCTGATGCGGGTGAAGGATTAGATAACCCAGTTAAAGTTGTAAGTGTTTCTGTAGTAAAATTAAAAGCAGGTGCTATGCTTGTACTATTCGTTGATATACCATACATTTTTGTGGAAGAATTGACAGTATGTTGGCCGCCGCCGCTGGTCCAATTCATTGAAGTGGCAATAGCTATTACAGCATCAGTATTAAAATTTATACCATACATATAATTTGTGGCACCACCATCAAATATACCTTTTGCACTACGGGAACCATAAAAATTAGATAAACTAATCTGACCAGATGCAGGAATAGAACCACCAATAGAATATATACTTCCTGAATATAAACTATTCATAGTTATTGCTGATGAGCTATTGGCAGCAATATATTCAGAACGCAAAGAGTTTGCGTCTATTGCACCAGCTGCACTAGAAGATGGTAAACTTGTATATATCGGAACTGTTGGTGGGCTTGTTGCCATTTAATTTTCCCTGTAAAACTTTATGTAGTCCAACAAAGTATTTAGGTGGTCTGCCGTTTTCTCAACATAAACCAATGGTTCTTCATTATCCACAGCCATGATAATTACGATT